ATAGCTGTTATAACAAAATTTCTTGTAATTTGAGTATTTGCAAACTGCAATGTTGCATCTAAATTATCGCCTTGCAGTGTGGCAATTGCGCCGCCAAAACCAAAAGGCAAAAACGAATAGTCGCCAACATTTTCGCCCAGTGCATAGTTTTGAAACTTGAACTCATTAAGACCGCCAGATGGCCCGACCTCAAGCAAATGACCGAAAACAAATTCCATTAGATCCGAACCCTACGGCGTACAGCGGGTGAATTTTGCATCGAACCAAGTGCCCTGCGTTCACCTTCACGGGCACCTTGCTGAGCAGCCTGTGCAATGCCAGCCTGGAACTCTGAGGCGGTTACATAGTCAACGCTGTTAATACGTTCTACATTAAAACGCACATCAACAGAACCACCACTACCGCCACCAGCTGCATTTGCGGCTGTCGCGCCTTCATTGTCAGGTATGACACCAGCACCACGCGAGCCGCGTGAATAACGGGCCATACTTTCACGCATTTTGCTTTCGGGAATAACGTACTCAGGCTCACCACCTTCGCCAATAACTGCGCTAGTGGGACCGCTGACGTAACCACCTTCAGCCATTCCAAAACCAGGGATGCCCATGGATTTACCAAGGCCACCGATGCCGGCATTTAGGAACATTCCGCCGACTTGCTTTAAAATTCCGGATAAAGACTCCTTTAATGATTTGCTGCCATCTATTGCGCTTTGAATGGCATCAACAAGACCCGCTTGTATAGTTGAGCCGACGTTTTCAAAAAGTTCCTCTAATTTTTTTGCATCTTGTGCAGCTTTATCATCAAGTTCCTGTTGCTTTCTTTTTTCCTCAGTAATGTTGAAGTTTTCCTGCAGCAAGCCCTGCAGTGCTTTAATTTCTTCGTCTTTCAAGAGCGGAAATTGCTCCGCAATGTCTAACTTTGCAAACTCAAGTTCTTTAAGTTTTCTAGCTTCATCTGTTGCTTGTTTGTCGAGCACATTTTTTCTTTCAAGCTGTTTTGTTAATTTAGCTGCAGCTTCTTGTTGTTTTTCAAGCTCTGTTTTTTTAGGCGCTTGCTGTGTTTGAGGCTTGCTTTTGCTTTTATTTTCTAAAGTTGCAGCTGCTGTTAATGCGCCGTTTGTTTGTTGAATTGCGTTTACAGCTGGTGGCTTGACCCCAGGCTGATCTTGAACGGCACCACCAATTTCTGCCAATGTAGTCACAGCCCCAGTGACTTTTTGAACAACACTTGAAACAGCATTGCCAAGAAAACTTTGAACAGCTTTAAAACCTTTAGCAGCCTGTTCAATGATGAATCTGATTGGAGCTGGCAATGCGTCATACAAATTCGCAAGGGTGCCTCGGATCGTCTCACCAAGCCCTGAAAATACACCTACAACTCCCTCTCTAATAGAGTTGGCTAAAGTAAGAACTCTGCCAATATGAGTAGCAACGCCCCGTCCAATTACCGTAAATAAACCAGTCACCACATCTGTGGCAAAACTGACGGTTTCCATAAATGACTGGAAGGCTTTTTCTAACTCAAAGGCCAAATTAATGTTTTCCCCAAACGGAGCAAGCTCTTGGAAAAATGCTTGAACTCCTGCTACTAATCCACGCACAGGAGCCAACACTAATTTGAGCGCAGCTCCAAAGACTTCGACCGTAACAGCTGCTACCTGAAAAGTACTTTTCAGTAAAAGGCCAAGTTCTGCACCATCTGCAAAGATATTCGTAAACGCTGTTTGCAAGCGTTTCAAGGCACCGTTAATTGTATCGCTAGCCTCAAATGCAGCTTTAGCAGCAGCTCCCTGTGAATTTTTCTGGTTTTCTAGCAACTTATTGAATTTTTCTGTGTCGTTTAGCAAAGCTAAAATTGACGGGCCAGCCTCGGTGCCAAACGCTTTAATTACCGTGCCAGCATCAGCGCCTGATGCTTTAATTTTTTGAAGTGTGCCCGCTAAACCTTCTGAAGCCAAAGTCGAGCTGTTAATTTCAACGCCAAATTTTTTGAATTCATCGCCAACTTTTCCTGCAGCAACTTGCGCAAACGCAGTTTTCAAAGCAGTAAACGTGACCTCTGCGCCTTTACCACCAGCAGTAATCTGCGCTACTGCAGCATTAACCTCTTCTAATGGCACGCCTAAGGCCGCGGCAACTGGCGCAACCTTTGCAATGTTGGCGGCATACTCACCGATGACGATTTTACCGTCGTTTTGAGTTTGGATAAATCCATCAACTAGCTTCCCTGCTTTCTCAGCCTCCAATCCATAAGCGTTTAAAACAGAGGTGGTGGCATCACCAACAGTGTTGATGTCGCTAAATCCACCAGTTGCACCCTGACTTGCAGCTTTTAAAATTCCTGCCGCATCTGCTGCATTAGTAAAACCTGCAGATGCCACGTCATAAGCAGCACCCGTTAACTCGACCACACTGGCTTGACCAGCAAGCTCACGGCTGACACCAGACAAACGCTTGGTCAGTTCATCACTATCAACACCAAGTGACCGAACTTTTGCTTCAGCAAAATCTTGAGCGGCAAGCGTTGAAAACGCAGAGGTCAAAGCTCCGGCTGCTGAAGTTAAAACAGCAATTGGGCCTAAAGCAGCTTTCAAAGCCGTACCAAGTGCCGCAACACCAGGAACTGCGCCTTTTGCTGCTTTACCAAAAAATGCAGTTGCTCCAGCTGCGCCTTTTGCCGCTTTGCCAGCGTTATTTAGTGCCCCTTGCGATCCCTTAGCCGCTTTTTCAAGCGCCTGAACGTCTTTGGCAGTTTTTTTGGCCTCAGCCTGTGGCTGCCTAAAATCAAAATTGGCAGTTAAGACGGTTGCGGCCACGTCTACCGATCAACTCATTACAGCTTACCGCCGTTGGCGTTTGGCGCGATCCATTGCTTTTTGTTCTCGTTCTGATTTCAACTCGTAGTAAGCAGCAAAATGAACCAGCTCTGCATCGGTCAATTCCGTGCGAAGCCTGCTCACAGTCATTCCAAGTTCGCAGGCCAGAAAAAACTCAAAGTTAAGCCAGCTGTCCTGCGTTATTAGTTTTTTGCTTCTTCAAGATCAGCGTCCTGATTCAAGCTAAACAAAAATAGCTCAAGATCATTAAGCACAGATTCAGGCAACTTACGTTGAAGCTTGGTTGCATCAGCAGCGGCAAAGGCTAATGTCCCGTCCTCTAGCTCTGCCATTTCGCACAGCATCTGAGTCGAAATGTCTAAAGCCTCTTCACTTCCTGCCAGTTGCTGAGCTTTCTTACGGTTGGCGCGAGTGATGGGCTTGAAATACAAATCGAGAATTTTCTCACCCGCTGCATTTTTAAGCTCAAATTTGCGGCGCTGGTTAAGGTCAAATGCCTCAACCAGCAAATCCACAGTGCGCTTGTTAGCAGCCATTCAATAGGTTGAACGAATTGTTCAAACTATAGCCCCATCACTGCAGGTTAGAAGTGATGGTCCCAGAGGTGTTAAAACTGCAACTCACAATAACAAGTTCACCAACAGTCGAAGTGATCTCCATGTCAGTAATAACGCCGCCAAAAGCAACACTGTCAGTTCCGGTTGACGTGCCAGTGGTAAACAACTCAAAACTGGCGTCAGTGGCGTCGTTGACTTTGACGACATCCTCAATGAATGCAGCCTGTCCAGTCGCATCAGGGTCATAAACCAGCTCTACCGAGCCAGTACCAGAGATAAGACCACCAATAAAATTCCGAAAGGTGTCACCGTGAGCGGTGGTTTCATAGGTTTCCTTGGTGATCGTCAAGCTCCAGCTACGGGTGCCGACAACCGTTGCAAGACTGTTAGAACCAGTTTCAAACTGGACTGCGCCTTGTTCTCCGCGAAGGGTGGCCATGGTCAGAGTTCCTCGATGAATTCAAAGGTCACACGGACCTGAGTTTGAAAGTAGCCCTCGGGTGCTGGTGAAGCCAGTGCCTCCGGACCGCTGGGAGCGTCGAAGAAAACCCCCGACACGATGACCCTATTGTAAAGGTCTCGAACGCGCTTTCCAATCACATAATTGGCACCAGAACCGACGCCTTTACCGGAAAAAATGTTGAACAAAGCAAGGCCGACAATTCGGTTTTGAGAATTTGTCGGCAAACCATGGCTCAGATATTGGCTGGCACCGAAACTGACGAGGCATTGGACCCAGGAGCTGTTAGGGGTCGGCTCATAAGCCATGTTGTGAAACACGGCTGGAATGACTGGGCTGCTTGCAAGCTCTGTCGCTAAACGTCCTTCAATTGTCGCTCGAATTGAATTCAGATCTGCAGCTGCCATCAGAACTTACCTTTGGTCTGTGCTTGCTTCACAGCATCGTTGAAACGCTTCTGGGAATCAACCTGCAGTTTTTTGGTGATTATTTCCGGAAAACCGGGCAAAGTGGCTTCTCTTGTTCGGAATTGGCCACCCCATGAAGCTGGCAGGCCTGTTCCCATGCAAACCGGCTCGGCATATTCCAAATTGTTGTGGACGCTATAGACATTCCCGATGGTTTCAGTACCTGGTTGATAGTTGATACCTTCTGGATCTGGGATGCTGTCCCCTTGGGCATCGCCATATTCACCAGGAGGTTTCGGGTTGCCATTTGCGGCATTTTCTCCGATTTGCCAGCTAGCACGAAGCCGCCCAGTTACCGCAGGACTTGCGGTTTTTAGCGACCTGTCAGCTTCAAAAACTGTGCTTTGCGCAAAAAAATTCCCTAATGAGGTCAGGTAGTCCTCAACCTGATCAAATTTGATTTTTTTGGCCACGGTTAAGCCCTCAGGTAAAGGTCATACGAAATGTCTACACCGTTAAGCTCCTCCTTATCAATCTGAATTATTTGATAAACAATGCTGTTGATTACAACACGGTCTTTGGTTTCCGGTGCCGTTGCCACGTCCGCTGCTGAGATCAAAAGCTTTTTGTCACCCGCCTGAATTAACTCATTGGCCTCACGCAGCGCCACTTCACTGACAACACCCTTGATTGCCGTGTCAGATTCAGTTTCTGTAACCGCACCGGTTGTGGTGTTGTAAGTGCCTCCAGTGACAAAGCGGATGGTTACATCCCCACCCAAAACCGCTCCCCCAATAATTGGGGCCAGCTTTGCCGCCAGGATGTCACCGAGAGCCATTAGAGCTTGTAAGCGATTGCAGCACCGCTGGTCAGCTGGATGCTGGTGAACACGCCGTAAATGACGGTACGAGCCACAAAGGTCTCACCATTCAGCGAGTCGCCCGTGTAGCTGTCAGCAGTGATTGCATTGATCACCGTGTCTTCTTTGAACTGAATCGCCCCAAAACGTCCGGTTCTTGCATCTGTTCCGGTGATTGACTCACCTTGGCAGCCCATGTGCATTGGATCAGCTCCGTTTTACAGCGATGTTGCCTGGTCCACCGATTCTAAGGCTGTGGAGATACCTTTCAAACATTGGCGGCACACGATCAGCACCCACTGAGCCGGTCTTGTCAGGAACGACCGAAATGGTGCCGACTTGGATGCTTTTGAAATCTTCTAGGCCGCCAAGACTGATGCCGTCTTTGTTGCTGTGTAAGTAAACCGCTAGCTCAATCTGCGCGTGCTTGATTTGTGGTGGTACTTCTGTATCAGTAAAGAAATCATCGGCAATGCGGAACGGAAACCCCACGGCGTAAGTATTTATGTACGTTGAAGGCTTTCTGACACCCGTTCGAGGCCACTCCAGCGCCTGCGTATCGGTTGCCTTGGACCCTAAAAATCTTTCGCGGTCAAGCCGCTGCGTGGCAGCTGTAAGCGCCCGGTTTCTGCTGTCATCGTTGCCAGTGCTCCATTTAGCGGCATCAGTGCCGAGCACCATTGCTTCCACATAAGCGTCAGCTTCCGCCAACGTCATGTAGCTGTTGGAGCTTGCCCCGCCCGCTGTTGCGACGATTGTTACTGCCATTGGCCTTGCGGGTGGTGGTCTTGGGTTCAGTCTTAGCAGGGGCAGAGGCCGCCGCTTCCGCGGCAGCCTTCTGGTCCCTTAGTCGCTTAAAAGCGAACAAAGCCATCAGCTTGAAGCGCCCTTAAGCGCAACAAAGTTAATGACGATGGCCTCTGAAAGAGACCCGGCAGACACGTTGGAAACGGTCAGGTTGAAAGAACCTGCCGCCATCGTGTTTGCTTGCACCAGATAGCTGCCAGCAGTGCCAGCAGAGCCGTGGCAAGCCACGACAACATCTGTTGCCGCCACTTCACTGTTAGTCACAGCAAAAGTGGCTTCAGCACCTGCCCCTAGGGCCGCGCCGTTCATGGTGATTTGACCGGATGCAGCGTTAAGCGTCACGCCGGTTGTCTTGTTGGTGGCCTGGGTCACAGTGCCGCCAGTGGTCGGGCCAATGAGTTTGCCCGCTGTTGCCTCAAACTTAGATGCCATGGTTAGTTACCTCCTAGGTCAGTCAAGGGAGCTAACAACAGTCGCGCGAACGATACCAATGTTCTTGGTTTCGTACACCTTCGACCAGTTGCCCACGGTTTGCAGTTGAGAGCGAGTCGGGTTGACCGTAGTCACGCCCCACTTGGCACCGATCGGGTGGTAGCAGTACCCGAGCGAAATTGCAAGCGCGTCGGAAAGGGCCAATATGTCACGATCAGTTTCAGTTGTGAGCGCAGTGTGCTCAGAACTGCCGACAGCGCCCTGGTTCATGAAATAAACGGCATACTCCGTGGAAGCGCCGCTGCCTGTGGTTTGAACGTCATCTGAAACCACGACCCTGAGTCCCATGAAGACCGGGACAGTGGGGTTACCAAAGGCACCCTCAAAAGAACCGCCGCTTGCAGTTGCGCCTGCGGTGGTATCACCTGCC